AGACTGCCTGCTATATTACCAAGCAATACACCTGTATGGCCAGAATATTGGAAACTAGAAGAACTAGAAAAAACCAAAGCATCTATTCCTGTATCTAATTGGAATGCACAATATCAACAAGAACCTACAGCTGAAGAAGGTGCTATCATTAAAAGAGACTGGTGGAGAAACTGGGAACACAAAGATCCACCAGAAATTAAATACAAGATTCAATCATACGATACAGCTTTTACTAAAAAAGATACATCTGACTACAGTGCTATAACTACTTGGGGAGTCTTTGAAACAGAAGACAGTGGAGATAATGTTATACTATTATCTGCATTTAAAGACAGGTACGAGTTCCCAGAGCTCCGGAGAACGGCTCATGAAGAGTATCTATGGTGGAGGCCTGACATGGTTTTAATCGAGGCCAAGGCATCAGGGATACCTCTAACCCACGAATTAAGACAGATGGGAATACCAGTTGTTAACTTTACACCGAGCCGTGGAAATGATAAACATGTCAGAGTTAACTCAGTTTCTCCGCTTTTTGAGTCTGGAAAAGTTTGGGCCCCGATGCACGAACATTTTGCTCAAGAGGTCGTGGAGGAGTGTGCTTCGTTTCCATTTGGAGATTACGATGACTATGTCGACTCCATGACTCAAGCACTTATGAGAATAAGACAAGGAGGGTTGATCCGACACCCAGAGGATTATCAGGATGAACCAGTTCCAAAACGTAAGATAGAATATTATGGCTAGTAAAACATTAATAGATACAGCATTAAAAATTTATAAAAGCTTAGGCGGAAATACTTCCAAGGTCCTCGGTACCCGAACCAATGTAAACTTTTTAGGTAAAGGTAAATCGTCAGAGATGATGGTGGACTTTGATATTAACACTGAAGCATTAGGTGTGTTACCAAAATCAAAAGCAGTAGATGAATTAGAATCTGCTATGGGTTATCTAACCTCTGGTAAATTAAACGATGTTCAAGCTAATCAATTAATTTCTAACATGTCTAAGATGAAAGAATTTTACGACCCTACACCGGTTGCAAACATCACGGACATGGCAACAGGGATCAGGAACCTGGATCAAGAAGGTTTGATGTCTTTAAGAGCAGAAAAAAATTTAGCAGATGATTTTGTTAAAGATGTTTCTGACATGGAGATAGATATAAGAAGTCAGTTTCCAAAAGCATCTGATGATGAAATAAAAAAGTTGGTAAATAAAGTAGAAGCCGAAGTTCCAAAAAGACCTGCCAACTATGATGAGCTTAGTATGGATGATCGAAGACTAAATGATATAGAAGCAGAAAATGTTTATAGACAAATTTTAAACGAGTCTGATCTTGCAAAAACAGTAGACGATTTACCACCACCAGGTTCACGTGGCGGACCAGATGATATTGCAGCGCCATTCTCAGGTGCAGGATTAGAGTCGTTAAAGAAAGTTCAAAACTTTGACAGAACAATCGGCGATGATTTAGTAAATAAAGTTTATGATATGGCAGGTGTATTACCAAATGCAAAACCTGTAGCAAGAGGTAACGCTAGAGATTTTTTAAATACAATTAAAGATTTAGAAGATCCAAGTTTTCCAGGTGGTCCAACACTATCATCAGTTATGGAATTAGATGATTTAAAATTTATGACAGAGGGTGGCGGTGGAGCACTCGGTGATCCATTGTTATTAGTACAAAAATATTTTGGACCAAAAGTTTCATCAGCCGTAGCACAATTAGATGGTAGAGATCAGATAGAATTATTTGCAAAGAGATTAGTTAGAGTTAAAGATGCAAAAGGTAATACAATAACTGATAGAGGATTTGATCCAACTACAGCTGACTTTGATTTTGCAGATGGTGGTCGTGTAGGTTTTATGGGTGGTAGACTTGTTGGCAAAGCTTTGGGTATGGCAATGAAAGCTAAAAATTTAGAAAAAGGCGTAAGTAGAGGATATGCAGATATGCGTAAGTACGGTATCGAAGGAGAAGACATTACAAATATGTTCAAAGAAATTTCTACGGACCCAACTTTAGTAGGTAAAGAAAAAACAGAATACTTTAAAGTATTAAACCAAGCATTAAAAAATCCTGAACAGTTTCCAGATACAATCAAAGAAATACAAATGAAGCTAGGTATAGACATCGGCACTGGTTTTAGAAGTGGTGGCCTAGCTAAAATCCTGGAGGTGTAGTGCAAGAAGGAACTAGACTTAAGCTAGAAGAACTAAGAAGACTTCTAAAAGAAGAACCCCAACCCATGACAATGGAAAGAGCTGAAGAACTTTTTCGAAAAGCTTTTCCAGGTGTATCAGACTCATACAAAGGGATTTCAAAATATAGAAAAAATTATCCAAAATATTTTAAAGGTATAAAGATTGCTTCAATAACTGATGAAGGCGACAAGATAAGAGATTATTTAAAAAGAATAACTAAAAATAAAACAGAACCTGTTATATCAAGTAGCTCAAAAATAAATAAAGGAGCAAAGACTACTGAAGACCCACAAAAAGTAAAATCTATTGTAGATAAATTTAATGAAGGTGGTAATAAAGTTTTACTTCGAGGCGGTAGTCAATTTGCAGGAAGTAAATACGACGATCTTTACAAAAATTCAAAAAAATTTCAAGCATACTATGATCAAGCTTATGATACTCCATGGAACGAAGCACCAGCTTATCAAAAAGCTAATGCTGCTAAAAACTTTGAAACAAGAGGAATGTTTAAAGCACCTGCAGGATACACATTAAGCTCAGAAGAATTTTTAAAAAAGATAGGATTAAAAAAATCTACTTTAGATACCTATATTAGTGATCCCAATAAAACAACTACAGCTAAATTTGTAAAAGATAATTTTGATTTTAAAATGGGCGCTACTGCTCCTGGAGCTTTTGCAGCAGGTAAAGGAACTAAACAGCGTTATTGGAAAGACCCATCAGATGCTACACTTAGAAAGTGGGATCGTTTTTTAAACGCTAGAATTATAACTAGCGACATGAAAGATAGGGTAGAAACTTTATACGCTAATGATGATATAAAAGATTTAATTTTTAAACAGAAAAAACTTCCAAGTTTACCTATAGTTCAAGCAGCTTTAAATGATCAGTCACCTTCTATTGCTGCGAATGCAATGGCAACATTAGCAAGAGTTTTAAAAGGCGATGAATACAAAGGAGATATTAATGTTCCTAAAGATGTTGTTGCAGGTAAAAGAATATTAAATCAAATTGGTGATATTGGAAAACGAAATGCATATCGAGTTGCATTTTATAATGCAGCTTTAGCAAACGTAGATCAGTTATATAAAAATGAAGCGGGTGCTTCGCTCAGTAATTTTAAAACAGCTTTTAGAAATGAATTAAAAAATATTTTAGATATACCCGAAAAAGGCAAAGTTCCGTTTAGTGTTAATGAAGTAATTGGAATTAGTACAGGTGAAATGAGGGGACTTGCTCCATATTCTGCTTTTGTAGATGTGGTAAGGTCTGATATAAATGAAGGACCACTTGCACAATACCAAGGAAGATTATCTAGATCGATAGGAAGAGTACAAGACGCTCTTGCTGTAAATGATGTTAAAGGTGCACAAAAAATTGCAGATAATTTAATAACTAACGTTCCAACTTATAAAGGACTTAAAGATTTATCTAAAGCTCAGTTAGAGAGTTTAGCATTACCAGAAATTAAAATTGGGACAGATATAGATCCAAAAATTTTTTCACCTGCTCAATTAGCTGAGTACAAAGCAAAAGGATTAGATATTCAAGGTATGGCAGACAGAGAAGGTTTTTATCTTGATCCAAAAGGTAGAAAACCTTTTTTCTCAGTATCACCATCACAATTAAAAAAAGTAGCAAGCAACTTATCTGAAAAAGATAAATTGGTTGTTTGTAGTTTATTATCTCGTGGTGGTTTACCAGGAGATTGTGCCGCTGCAATAGACAATGATCCAGTAAAAGCAGCACAAGTTTTTGAACAAGCTCCAGTTTCAAATACTGCTATGCAAAAATTAAAAGCAGCAGCAACAGGATTTTTAAAAAGCCCTGGTCTTCGAACCTTTGGTATCGCAGGTACAGTAGGAGCGGTTGGTGCACAAGTTGTAAAAGAATTTAGAAACGATGATCCAACAAGTTATTTATCAAACGAAGACCAACAAAAAA